TGCGCGGCACCTTCATAGTCTCCGGCATTTAGTTTTTTGAGCAATGTAGAGCCGTTAAGATTGCCGCATCCACAATTAAAAGCAAAATCTACTAAGGCATCAAACTCGCCCTGAGTAATCTCTACGGTCACCTTGGCATTAACATCTGCGGCAGCTTTAGCCACATCTTGCATCAAATAGTTTTCAGCTTGCTCTTGAGTAATTGTCATACCTGAATGGACTTCAGGACCGGTATGACCATAACCAATAGTCCAAGGGTCTCCACCAGTAGCAGGGTCAGGATAAGCAGTAAGCCTAACGCTTTCAAATTGTTCTGTAAGATGTAATCCGTCTTTAGAGTATTGCATCATTTAGCTCCGGCTACTTGGTCGTATTGGGCGTAACAGGCTGAGAGGGCTGTTCTGAGCTTGTCTGCTCTGGCAGCTTCCCCGATAAGAAATTCTGCATCCTCGGCAAAAAGGGTTGTCCCAGTTCCACTTTGTCCATTGCTGGATACTTTATTTGCCCTACTGGGGCGGTTCCGCAACTCGATAAGAGCATTAGCGAGCTGATTGTTAATAGCGTCAATTTGAGCATCTTTGTCCTTTCTAATCTGGTCGGTAGCATCTTGAAGCTGATGTTCTTTTTCTCTAGCATTGGCAATCTCTTCTGCTTTGTACTCTTCAAAAACATTATGCTCATGTCTGCCGTAGCCAACACCAGCTAAAGCAATTACAGTCAACGCAGCATAAATATAAAAACTAATTGGAAGGGGAAACATCGCTACCATCCTTTTGAGTGGCGGCTTTAGCTCCAATCATCACACCAGAACCACCTAAAACGGTGCCAAAACCAATGCCTAATTGCGAGAAATCAATGGGATTACCATGTAAAACATGAACAAAAGCAATTCCCAAGAAGCCAAACAGAGCAGCAATAGCACAAACCCTAGCAGCACAATAAGTCTCATTGTTGTCTTCAGTCAGAATATCTTTTAATAACTTCATTTTTTAGTCGTAATAGTGTCTGAACCCTTAGTGACAGTCACCTTATCTCCGTCAACAGTAACGGACATTGGAGGCTCTTTGTCAGCAAGATGGTCTAACTTTCCAATTAAATTTTGAATAACTTGAAATTCAGGTCGCTCTTCTTTTTCTGTGGTGCCTGATACTGCGTTCATCATGTTGATGATAGCCATAATTGCACCGCCAGCCATACCAATAACTGCGGCAATTTTAGAAGCATCTAAGAAAATACTTGCAGCAACGCTGATTACAATGATTGCCGTAATGTAGGCAAGCCCATGTTTTCCAATGGACTTACCGGCAACTTCCTTTGCGGATTCAATATTTGATTGCTCGCTCATTTAAAGCCTTACTGCGGTGTATAAATATTGACCACGCTGATATTTTCGCCTAATGATTTAGGAGCGTCACCCGCTACTTCAACAACAACTTCAGGAGGCACGATTGGCTCTGGAGCTGGTGCTGGCTCAGGTACATTAGGGACTTCTACTACTGGTGTTACATCTTGAATGTCTGTCATTTTAATATCCTGTTGAGGTTCCATCATTTTTAACTAAGTAACCCTCCAAAGAAACCGCTACTGTTGAGTTACCGCTATTGGTATTTGCTTGCCATTGAATGTCAGTACCGGCAGCATAAACCGTTGGCGCTACACGCCTAATTTCAAAGTTTGCAGTAAAAGGTCTTTTTGTTAAAACTTGCTGAACTCCAGTAGAGCTTATAGTTACAACTTGATAACTGTTATATGCAGTAGAAGCAATAGCTGTAGCAGTAGAAAATACTTGTGAACGAGTCAAATAAAAAGTGTTATTAGCTGGAACGGTGTACCAACTATTTTGAGATTTTCCAATGCCGGTAACAATCTTGGCATAGGTATTAGAGGTATTTCCGTCTGAACTGGTCAAGGTTACATTGGCTGCTGGATTACCGGACACCACCACAAGATTATTAACTCGAAAATAATTGTTAGTGGTAGCTACTCCAGTGGAACCATTCAAAGTTACGGTTTCAGTAATTGGGTTGTAATTAGCGTCTAGACCGTTAATTTGAACTTTAGCAGTATCGCTACCAGTACCGGTCATTAGCATTGAAATGGCTGATGCTGGATAAGTGTAAGCGGTATTGTTTTCCCAAATAGGAATAAATGAAGCACCTACAGTTGATTGATAACCATAAATATTGACTACGCTATGGTAGGGAATCTGACCTCTTGCTACTTGCAAATCAAAAGGTTCTGTCCTTCCATGTTGGGTCATTGAGAAGGTAGATTGAGTAGCCATTTAGTACACCTTCTTCTCTTTGGCTCCAGATGGACTTAGTTTTGTGCTGAAAGCACCTTCGGCAAAATCAAAAGTGGAGCGATAGCCGCCCTTTGGCAGTTCACCGGTCTTCCATTTAGTCATTCCGGGGCTTCCATCTCTCGGTAACTGTGGGCGAATCGCGGTAGCTACCTGCTGATTTTGCTCATGTTCCCTCTGGTGTGGTCTGGTTTTCATGTTGTTTCCTTTCCTTTGCGTTTATCACAAGATAGCTGAATACTACAAATATTGCTAGTGTTGCTACTCGGTCCCATTCCGGACCCCACATCACCCAACACGCTAGACCGCATGACATTGAGAGTGCCATAATCGTTATGAGCCGGTCTGAGATGACCGTTAATGCTACTTTGATGACAGTAATTGCGTCCATGAATATCCCCTATTCGATTAAAGATACTCATATTCTAACCTTACTCATCGTCATCATCAACAGCAAAACCACTTCCCCATTCGTCATCGTTCATTTTTAGCTTGATTGCTTCTAGCTTCAATGCTCGGTCTAACACCTTAGTTTTATCTGTAATGCTCGCCATAGGGTCAGCCATCACCTGAGTCAACATTGATGAAATAGCTTCTTCTAAAGCGCCGTTTATCCCCTTTTGCTTCTTAGCCACGCCGCACCTTTCTTAGCTTTCGCTTTGCTTTTTTTTGCGATTTACGAGATTGGTTTAAAGCTGCGGCAACCGCTTGCTTCTGCGGATACCCTTCACGAACCATTTTGCTGATATTTTTGCTAATGGTCTTTTTGCTAGTACCTTCTTTCAATGGCATCACAAACCTCCAATGGCTTTGTTTAAGCTGTAACCAGTAACGGCACTACCCAATCCGATTGCGCCAACCCAAGGCAAAATACCTTTAAGGGCGGTTACGGCTTTTGCTTTATCTACTTCTTTAGCTTTGACATCACGGATTTTGTCTAGCATTTCAATGGTTTCTTCGCGGGTAGCAAGACCTCTTCTCTCCAAGCCTTTGACATAAGTTTCAGCAGCGCTAATGCTGCGGTCAGTAGTCGTTGCATAGAATATATCTCTTGAAGATTCGCTTACAAACCGTTGATTTTCTTTAGTTAAATCTGAGAGTTTTTCAGCTTTGCCTTGTGCGCGTTGAGATATCTCTTTAGCGCGCTGAGACAGAGCCTTGGCGCCCGCAGATTTCTCGGCAGCTTTGACTTCATTACGCGCAAGCGTTTGTGCATATTCTTTTACCTTTGCAGCAACGGCAGGGAACTCTTGAAGATAGGCGCCTTTAGATGAGTTAATCCAAGCGTCAACGGCTTCAGCAGTATTTAATTTAGACAACTCATTAACAGCGTGTTGAGCAGCAAATGGTTCTAATGCTTTTTTGCTAATGTCCATCTTTTCCAAAATACGAATCTGCTCTGGAGATTGGAATACTTTATCTGGAATTTGAGTAGCATCAGCTTGAAATACGCCCTTTAATCCTTCAATTTCTTGGGTCAACACTTTGCCAACCTGAGATTCGTAGGTATTTAAAGGCTGGCTCATCTTGGCATAAACCTCTCTAAAGGTTCTGCCGGTAGGAGCAAATCCCGCAATTGGTTTACCGCTTTCGCTGACATAGCCATACACAGAGTCTTCTAGCTTTTCTGCTAGCTTACCCATGTACTGCTGTTTCATAGCGTCCGCGCCTGTCATTGTCGGTTTGTTGGCTATTTTTTTTGTTTCTCTGATAACTTTCTCAATCTTTTCAATTTGAGAACGAACAATTTTTCCTTGAACTTGTACGCCAGATAGGGTTTCCATCAAGTCTTTAGCGGCTAATTGCTCAGATGCGGTGTATTTTCCAGCGTTAGCAGGAGACGCAATATCTTTAAGGTTTTTTAAAAACGCTTGACCGGTTTGAGATTGAGACCAAAACTTGCCAGCAGCCTCACTTGCTTTGCCTTCTGCAAAATAAGCGTCTTTAAGAACATCTGCAGCTCTACCTCTAGCAACATCTAATTGCTTTTCAACGCCTTTAGCAACGCCTCTAAGACCTTCTCCGACTTGATATTCGTTAGTAGGTCTGCCAATCTTGTTTAAAGTGCTTTGGCTTTCAGCTTTGGCTAATTGAGCATCGGCATCAAAACGCTTTGCAGCATCACGAAGATTGATTTCTTGGCGTTGTTGGTCGGTGTAAATCTTTTCTTGACCGACTTTTTCAGTTTCTTTAATGCGGGTGCCAGCTTTCTGTCCAAGCTCTTCAGCGGTGGTTGTCATCTCGCTTAATGCTTTTTCTAGTGGTTTTCCCCTAGCTTTAGAGACAATCTCCATGCCTTTTTCAAGCGGCTTTTTGATTACATTCTTAACAATTTGACCGGGAGTAACAAATCCACCGACAACTTCGCCGCCTGTACGATAGCCTTCTAGCTCGGGACGAACACCGGGTTTTGCGCCAACAACCTTTTCAACTTGCTGAAATCCTTTTTCCACATCTTCAGAGCGAGGAAAGAATGTTGGTGAACCCATAAAGGTACCAGTTTCACCTTCTCCGCCAAAGAATTTAGGAACGGTAGTGGTAGCAAAGTATTCAATATCACCGGGACCGCCAAGCGTGCCAGCGGCAACACCGCGAGCAACTGCGCCAGTCTTTTCCATTGCAGTAGGTTCATCACCTCTAGGTCCAGCATCCACTTGAGATAGACGCATACCTCCGCCTGAACTTGTATCTCCGGTAATCTCAGATAGCTTTGTCATTTGGCTTTTACCTCTTCTACATCGTAGTCAACAATATTGCCTTGTCCATCCTTGATGACGCCAGTAACTTTGTAGCGCTTTTCACCTTTTTGAACAATGTCACCAACGCTGTAAATAGCAGATTCAGGAGCAGGAACCTCAGGAACCTTTCCAGTCTGCTCATAGTATTGGTCATATTTTCCACGCAATGACTTGAGACCGGGATAATCAATCTCAACAAGCGAGTTGGTTTTAGTAAAATTGTCTTTAACTTCTTTGAGACGCTCTCTAAGCGCACCAGCAGTAAGACCACGCCAACCATATAAAGGCTCAAGAATTTTTTGTTCGTTTGCAGTAAGCGCTTTACCGCCAAGCTGGAACTCAATAGCCTGAATACGAGCCAATTTAGATGACAGCTCAGGGAAGTTTTCACGCAAGTTGTTAAGAACAGCCGGCGTAAATTGAGTTGTTGGATTGATAAATTTAGAGTATTTAGGGTTATCCAATAAGCTCTGGATGTCTTCCACATTCTTAATTGACTGATAACGAGCGCGGAACTCATCGCGAGTCTTAGAATCTTTAGGCAGCGCACCTTCAGCGCTCTTGGAAGTCTTAACAGAGCGGTCTAATACCTTATTGATGTCACCTTTAATTTCTTGCAGATACTTGAAGTACGGCTCTAAACCTTGCTTTTCAAGAATCTGTTTACCAATTTGACCACCCATCTTCGCTGCGGACTGGTTTGCTAATGCTTCAGCTTCGCGTCTATCGGTTGCCATCATCTTGTAGGCTCGGTCAGCATCCTTGTAAGCATCATCAATAATAGATTTGACCTTGGTCATCTCTTTGTCAAACTCTTGCTTTTCACGATTCCATAAATCTGAACGACCTTGCTGCCAGCCTTTCATCATTCCAGACATAGAGTTCATAGAGCCAATAGCGGACATTTTGCCAGCGCCACCGACTGCCATACCAATAACGCCAATCAAGCTAAACAAAGTAGCTAGTTCAGGGATGTTTTCTTTGGTTGGATGAAGCTCGGGATAAGGAAAATCTTTACGAACTTGGTCCACTTTAGCTTCAATAGCTTGTGTTCTTTCACGCTCTTGAGTTGCAATAGAGGCTTGTACATCGGCTTGATACTGTTTTTGTGCCAATTCATTAGCGCCAATATCTTGACCTA